AAAGAAAAATATTTTCCTTGTGAAAATTTAGCAATTACTAATAATCAGCATTTTATTTTAAATCCAGAAGATTATGTAAATGCAGATAGAACAGGAGAAATTATAGCTGTAGTTCATAGTCATCCAGTTACACCGCCAATACCTAGTCAAGCTGATCGTATTAGTTGTGAGAACAGTAAATTACCTTGGTATATTGTTAATCCTAAAACAGAAGAGTGGGGTAAATGTATTCCAGAAGGTTATGTTCCAGACTTGTTAGGTCGCTCTTGGGTATGGGGTGTAACTGATTGTTGGTCATTAGTCAGAGATTGGTATAAACAAGAAAAAAATATTGATCTTATTGATTATGAAAGGAGCATGACACCACAAGAGTTTTTAGAAAACCCATTATTTGAAAGTTATGCTACTAGAACTGGTTTTGTAGAATTAAAACACGATGAAAAACTTAAATATGGTGATGTTTTATTAATGTCGATAATGCATCCAACTTTAAATCATGTAGCTATTTTTCTTGGAGATATGGTTTTACACCATTTAGCAGATAGACTATCTTGTAAAGAACCATATTCTGAGTGGTTGTTAAAATGCACTGGTAAGAGGTATCGCTATGCTCAGAACAGTTAGACTCTATGGAGAACTTGCAGAGTTTGTTGGACATAAACAATTAGATGCAGTTATAAATAGCACTGCTGATGCTATAAGATTTTTAGTTAGTAATTTTCCAAAACTAGAAGCACACATGGCAAATCGTTATTATCAAGTTTTAGTTGATGATTACGAGATAACGCAAGATGAAATTCATCATCCTATAGGACAATCTGATATTAGTATTGTTCCAGTTATAACTGGTTCTGGTGGTAATACTGGTAAGTTTTTATTAGGAGCAGCCTTAATTGGTGTCGGAATTGTTTCTGGTGGTACTGGTTTTGCATTAAATTCTACTCAAGGCTTTGGATTCTTTGGAGGTGGACTTGCAGCTAAAGCAGCCAATGTAGGAGTTGGACTTGTATTAATGGGTGTAAGCAATATGTTATTTCCACAACCAAAGCCAAAAGAGTTTAATGATGAACAAGATCCCAGAATATCATTTAGTTTTTCTGGGGTGCAAAATACTAGTAGGGCAGGAACTAGCCATCCTATCGTTTACGGAGAAATTATTACTGGTTCAGTTGTAATATCAGCAGGTATTGACACTCATCAAGTATCGGCATGACGAAAAAAATTATTAAAGGATCAGGAGGTGCGCCCCCTACACCTCCACCCCCATTCAAAGCACCAGATACATTAAATAGTAGACAGTTTGCATCAATACAGGATCTTATCTCTGAAGGAGAGATAGAAGGTTTTGCAACACCTTCAAAAGCTAATATTAGTAAGAGTGATGCATCTTATAACAAGGCTGCTTTAAAGGATGTCTTTTTAGATGATACTCCTATATTAAATGCAAGTGCTAGTAATACAAATCCACAAACAGCAGATTTTAATTTTCAAAATGTAGGGTTCACTCCTCGTTTTGGCACATCAAGTCAAAGTCATATACCAGGCATTGAGGGAAGTCAATCTACTTCTTCTGTAGGTATTCCAGTTACAAACTCTACTCCTGTTACTCGTCAGATAACAAATACTGCTGTTGATGCTGCTAAAGTTACGATTACATTTCCACAACTTCAAAAAGCAACAGATCAAGGTGATTTATTAGGTTCTTCTGTAAATTTAAAAATACAAGTTCAGTATAATAGTGGTGGCTTTTCAGATGTAATAAATGACACTATTACAGGTCGAACTTCTGATGCGTATCAAAAAGAATATCGTGTTTCATTTACAGGTTCTTTCCCTGTTGATATAAGAGTTGTAAGAGTTACAGCAGATAGCACCTCACCTCAACTTAAAGATGAATTTACATGGACAAGTATTACTGAGATTGTTGACGATAAACAGACTTATCCTAACAGTGCTTATACAAATCTAAGAATAGATTCTGAGCAGTTCAGTTCTATACCAAAAAGATCTTTTCGTATTCGTGGAGTAAAGGTAAGAATCCCAGGTGCAGGTGCTTCCAGTTCTGGCACTCCCACTGTTGATTTACAAACAGGAAGAATAATTTATCCAAGTGGTTATATTTTTAATGGAACAATGGGTGCTGCTCAATGGTGTTCATGCCCCGCCATGATATTGCTTGATTTACTTACAACTGAAAGATATGGATTTGGTACACACATTACAGATAGTAATTTAGATTTATTTAGCTTTGTATCAGCTAGTAGATATGCAAATGAATTAGTAAATGATGGTTTTGGAGGACAAGAAGCTAGATTTAGTTGCAATGTAAATATACAAGGATCTTCTGAAGCATTTGAATTAATTAATGAACTAGCAGGCGTAATGAGATGTTTTCCTATTTGGTCAGAAGGTTCTGTAACTATTTCACAAGATAGACCTACAGATCCAAGTTATTTGTTTAGCTTAGCAAACGTTGGTGAGGGTGGCTTTAGTTACTCAGGAAGTAGCTTAAAACAAAGGCATACAGTTATAAGTGTTAGTTATTTTAATATGGAAAGCAGAGAGATAGACTATGAAGTTGTAGAAGATACCTCTGCTCAAAATAAGTTAGGAATAATAAAGAAAGACGTTAAAGGATTTGCCTGTACTTCTCGTGGGCAAGCTGCAAGACTTGGGAAAGCAATACTTTTCAGTGAGCAACAAGAGACTGAGGTAGTAAGCTTTACTACATCAATAGATGCGGGAGCAATTGTAAGACCAGGATCTGTTATTTCTATTAATGATCCTGTAAGAGGTGGAGAGCGAAGAAGTGGTCGAATAAAATCTGCTACAACTACTGCTATAACAGTAGATAATGTAAAAGATCTTAATACATTTACAGGTACTAATAAAAAATGTAGTTTGATATTACCTGATGGATCTGTAGAGACAAAAAATGTTTTAAGTGTTATAAGTAATGTTATAAATTTAGATTCTGCTTTATCCGCAACACCTAATATAAATAGCATTTGGCTTCTTGAAAGTTCGACATTAGAAGCTCAAACTTTTAGAGTTATAACAGTTGAAGAAAAGGATGATATTAATTTTGAAATTACAGCTTTAACTTATCTTGATGGCAAATATAACAATATTGAACAAGGTATAAGTTTGCCAGCAAGAAATATTTCGTTACTTAATGAGCCAAAAGATCCACCAGCAAACTTACAAGCTTCAGAAAGAATTGTTATTGTAAATGCTCTTGCACTTACTAAATTAATTTTATCTTGGGTTTCTGTTACAGGTGTTAGTCAATATCTTGTTCAGTATAGATTTAATAATACAAACTGGGTAAACGAAGTTGTATTTAGACCTGATTTTGAAATATTAAACACTGAAGCTGGAACTTATGAGTTTAGGGTTTTTTCTTATAATGCTGCTCTTAAATTGTCAGCTACATCAAGTGATATAACTTTTAATGCAGTCGGCAAAACAGACCCCCCTAATGATGTTCAAAATTTATCTATTGAACCAATTACTAATAAGTTAGTAAGACTTAGATGGACACAAGCTGTAGATCCAGATGTCCTTCATGGGGGAAGAGTTTATGTAAGGCACAGTAATTTAACAGATGGTAGCGGTACGTTTCAAAACTCAGTTGATCTTGTTACTGCATTAGCTGGGAATACTACAGATGTTGTTGTTCCCTCTTTAGAAGGAGAGTATATTCTTAAATTTCAAGACGACCAAGGAAACTTTAGTGTTGGTGAAGCTTCTATAATTCAAGATTTACCTGATCTTATAGATACTCAGGTGATATTACAAGATAGAGAAGATTTAGATAATCCTCCATTTCAAGGTGCAGATACTAATACAACATTTAACAGTACAACTAGTGCATTGCAACTTACGAATCCATCAGTTGTGAAAACAGGAACTTACAGTCAATCTGGTACGACAATAACTATCACAAGCTCATCTCATGGTATAGCTATAGGTGAATTGTTAAAATTTAATTTTAGTAGTGGTCAAGCTGTAACTGGAGTATATACTGTTATTTCTGTTGCCAATGCAAACACTTTAACTGTAACCTCAACTAAAAGTGTTACTACAAGTGGAAATGTATCTATAGACAGAGGTTTAAGAGGAGAATATGCTTTTAAGGATATTTTAGATTTAGGTGCTGTATTTTCTCTTGATCTAAAAAGAGTTATACGTTCTGTTGGTTTCGTTATAGGAACAGATATAGAAACTTTAATTCCTAGTGGATCTTTTTGGGATGACTATGCAATTAATGGTAATTT